CACCCAATGATACCCTATATCACTCCAGCCATTATGCTCTGTATGGTATTTCTTGATTACATCATAATCTTTCAGCAAAATGTTATCAGGAGTAGCAGAATGATGTATTATTATATGTGTTTTACCCATGTTTAACCTCCTGCTTTCTGGCTCCCCGTTCTTTCATCTGTTCCAGGGCATCTAAAAGTATTTCAGGCAGAGGCAATCCTGCCCTGCCTGCATTTTCTAAAATAGAGAGTCCCTCTGTGGCAATATAAAAACCGATAACTGCACATCTAATAATATTTGTGCCGGTTAGAATATCTACTTCAAAGGCCACGGCAACCAGGACAAAAATAAAAACTTTCTTAATAATACCTTTAAAACCTATAGCGGAGTTTAGCTTCTTTTCATAAAATGCTGCCAGCACACCGGATATATAATCCAGAACAACGAACAAAACTAACGCTTTCAACCACACATCCCAGCCTCCCAGTATCTCTGCCAGCACTCCCCCAAGCACCGCGCCGCATATTCCGACTGTCGTTTTAAATCCCATCCAATTCATAATTAACCCTCCTAGCTTGCTGTATCGCCTATATAGCTTATCCCCCACCAGTTTAATTCAGGAGACGTATCTGTTACTGCTGATCTACTTAAATTTGCCTTTAACTGGAATGTTTGATACTTCTGTGGATTTGCTATGTCGCTTATATCCTGCCCGTCTGTTACGCCGGCTTTTAGATCATTGCCACTTGTATCTTCCACATCAATTGTGATTGTTCCGCCATTAGCCGCAACAGTATGATAGACATTTCTAAATTCTCCCAGCGAAGAATCAGAGATTTGTTGCGTAACCGTCCCGCTCTTTGAATCCGCGGTCACTATAAGACAGAAATTATGGTCTGTGTCTGTTGACCAAGTTGAGCCTGCGTCAGTGGATGTTTTACCCCACGGAGAGCTAGCGCCCTCGCTCCCTTTATTGATGTTATACAGGTTGGATCCGTCCACACCTGCGGCTGAAAGTACTACATGCAATGTCTCTTCCCCAACCATGTTTCGAGATAGGGTTATTTCGCTTGTTTCGACCCATTGATTCAGACCCGTAACGCTTGCGGCCGATATAGTTGTCGACCCTAATAAATTACCGGGGTCTCCTGCGCTATCATCGTATATAGCCACCGTAACATCGCCAGGACTGCCGTCTTTAGAGTAAAAAAAGACATTAACTTTTATTTTATCAACCGTTTGTCCGGCAAGCACCGTAAATGCTTGTGATATGCGATCATTGACGTTATCTAAATCCGAAATGGGACTACTTGCTGTATATGAAAAAGCCTCGGCATCATCTAATACAATTTTATAGCCCTGTCCGTCAGCAACCGCTATGCAACCGCTTACAGTCGCACTTGCAAAAGCCCCGTCTGCATACATTTTTGTACCTGGTTTCATGCCTGCCACCTCCCATGTTAGACCATCACTAGAATATTCCAGGAGGCCGTTATTTACTCTGAAATGGTACCCATCCACTTTATCAGCATTGCTTTTAATGTCCTGCCCGCTTGATTTTTCCAGTTCCGCTTTGACCTCGTCATACTGTGTTTCAAGGTTGTTTATTAAAGCTGCAGTAATTGTGTCCCCTGTGCTCCAGGTGTTTTTTGAATAACTCATTTACTTCACCCCCGGATGAATGCCTAGAGCTATTTCCAAATCTTCAATCATAGCCAGGATTAAAATTTTGTCCATTGTAAGCCCGCCTACTTCTCCATACTTACAGGCAAGTTCTTCAGTAGTTAACTGGTTTTCAAGGTAATGGATTCCTTCTCTAATATGACTATCAGGGGCTTTTAATGCCCATAATAGGATCCGTTCTCTTTCTTCCTGAAAAGCAATTTCAGCCTGGCGGGTATCTACACCAAAGCTACCTATCCTAGCTAACACTCTGTGTTTTGCTTTTAAGGATTCAATTCCAGGTCGGATAATGTTATTTAATTTGGCATCAATTAAGTCTTTTCTAGGCATTAAGACACCACCCCCTACGCATCTGCCCAGGTGCAGTCCCAGGTAAATGTCCATGCTTCAGCATCGGTTTTTTCGTCTGCTTCAAATGTTGCCCTGGCATACAACGTACCCCCTGAGTCAGCATTCAAAAGCCCAGCTTCCGATATGTTGTTGCTGTTAGCGTCCCCACTGGCCAGGTAGTATTTATACGTCACCTTGCCCGTCTCGGGTTCCTGCGTCTGGGTAAACGTGTCCCTGAAAACCTCTGTTTCGAGCGCAGTATCCTCCTTTGTGGGTGCGGTTGTACCAGTCCCTATAGCAAGATGTGTGGGCTCCGTGGGGGAATTACCGGCCATGAAACTACGGATTAAGTTTAGACCAGCATCCACCACCTTGTTATGCGTCTTGATTTCACCTATTTTTTTGCCTGTTCGGGCATCAAATTTCTCAATTTTCAGATTTACTTTTGCTTTTCCATCTGACTTCATTAAAACACCTCCGAATATCCGACCAATGCCGTACCTACCCTGCTCTCAGATGCCGCACTGGTGTAGGACAGAGAGTCATTACATTCTACTCCATCCTCAAGCCGTTTCAGCTTTATCAAAACTTCATTTTCCCTGATCAGGTACTGCGATTTATCCTGGCGCATTTTCCGGAAAAACTCCACCCAGCCACCCAGAGACTCACCGCTCAGTGCCTTTACGGTATATACCAAAAGGCCGTTTTGGTCTTTTGTTTGTACGCTTTCGATCAAATAGTCCCCGGAAAGATCTAACTCGGGAATATCCAGGGGGATTAGTTTCCCAGCCTGCCTGAACTCCCGAGTGGTAATAGTCACTATTTCCGGAATGTCAGCGTATTTTTCCAGCAGACCGTTAGCGTAGTCAAGTGCTGTATCACTGTCGTCTATATTTCCGTCAACTTCTATGTCCTCATAGATTCCGGTTCCACCTTCGACAGCTTTCCTGGCGGCTTGCTCAAGCTGGTTGTCGGCCTGTACAATTATAGGGAATAATCCTTTATAGGTTACCGTCAAAGCATCGGTATCGCACAAGACTGTTTCTCCGTCATCCTGACTAATTTGATTAGATCCTTTGTTCCAATACCATTTCTTACCCGTATCTACACCGTTGATTCCTACATCAGAATCGCTTACTGCAACGTCATTCACATATATAGTGGGCTTCTCACCGATAGGAAGAGAAACCATAAAGGTTCTAGATACTCCATCCGGTTTAGGTGTTACAGATCTTTTTGTTAGGGTATCGGTTAGGTCTTTACCGGCTCGGATATACTGTCGGTTACGGTATTCCTCTCTGGTGCTTTCTACTTCAACGTCTTCAAAGTTGCCTTCTGTGGTAGAAAAGCCCTCCCCCACATCGTCCTCGCGGTAAAAAGTATTGAGCTGCTTGTTGTAATCGATATTCCAGTTCAGCCCTGTTGCATCTTTTATATAGTCAAAACATTCGCTGGCTTTCTTATAATTAAAAACCACTTTCTTCATTACAGGCCCTGTCTCAATGCTTCCTGCTGTTATTCCTTCGCCTGCTAAAAATCTAGTTATTATATCATTTACAATATAACCTGCCGTTTTATTTACATAGCTCTCATACACCCTACGCCTATCGGCTGTTTTATTAAAATCAATACAAGATATGTTGTATCTAACTATACTGGTTGTACCAATCCGCCGTTTTTTAAAACGTTCTATTGTGCCACCAAATACACGGGGATAGGTATTATTTACAGCAGGAAATTGCACCTGCATAAAATAAGTATCATCACTTGCAACAGCCCCAGTTCCTACATCATTAGTTATTGTCACTTCCTGGCCTATTGCTATGCTATTATCAGCATCCACCTTAAAAGTGCAGGTAGAGCGTGCATTTATGTTGTCATTTATTTTCAGAGATCCCACCAGGGGGCGTTTTATATCGTCATCTATTTTCATTACAAAACGCATATTACCAAGCCCCCTGATCGCGCAGAATATGGACTATTTCCTGAGCGGTTTTCTCCGGGTCATCCGTTTCGTAGATATAAAAATAGTTCTGAAAAACGCTTCCTCCTGGACTGCCAGCTTGCGCCATAGCAAAACCTGGAGAAGGAGTTTGGAAGCTCTGTAAAACATTTCTAAAAGTCTCAGCTACCGAAGAAAACAGGGGGAGAGGAATCACTTGTGCCGCTTTAGGCAAGTTTAATATCTCTGGCCCTCTTTCTCCTACCATTGTTAAGCCTCTTTTTATTACCGTTCCTCCAGCCGCTAACCCAGGCAGTTTACCTGTTTCTTTTAGTGCTTTTACGGCATTAGTGTAGGCTTCCCCGGTCAATCCGGTTAGTTTGTCAAAGATGGCACCACCTACAGAACCCGCGCTAACGGCTCCACCTGCAATTAGGCCATTCCGGATGCGCGTAACTCTGTCACTCAAACCGCCACCTACAGATGCCAGTGCGCTTCCAGCTTCTTTCGCTTTAGCAGCCTGCTCTTCAAGTTGAGCATTTACACCCCTTATCGAGTCGGCAATTTCCAGGTAAGCTATTTGAGCATCAAGCAGGTCGTTTTTTAACTGCAAAGTGGATTCTGCGCCTTTACCTAGCTTTGCCGACATATCCTCATACGCCTGGGTTAAAACCTGTACCTGGTTGCCTGCGACACTCAGCTTCTGCGTCAGATATTCCTTTTGCCTGGCGAGATTCGCGGTTTCAGACGCAACCCTACCAGTGGTCAATTCGTATACCCTGAATTCCTTATCAACAGTAGACAGGGCATACCCCAGCTTATCAAGCATAGTATCTACGGCATCTTTTATTACTGTGGCTATTTTCTCCATTTCCTCTTTAACCCGGCTGGATTTCTTCTTTATACCTTGTGCAAGCCCTTCAGAGACCATTTGTCCGTATTCGTCCATCACTTCAGAAGGGGAAGCTATCTTTAGTATCTTTTTCACAGAGCCAATCAGTTTATCATTCACAAAGCCTAACACTGATTTTTTAAACCATTCGGCCTTATTTTGAATACCCTGCCATAGCCCCGTTATTACATCCTGCCCAATCTGGATAAATCCCGTTATTTTAGCTCGAACATTCTTAACCATATTGCTAGTGAACTCCGTTATCTTATCCCAATTTAAAGCTACTGCTGTCGCCAATCCCGCTATTATTGCAGTTGCCCAAGCAACAGGGCCCATAGCTATTACCCAAGCCGTCGCCATTTTAGCAGCATTAATGGTAGCTTGCGCCGCCATTAATGTCCAAGAACCAACCACCTTTAATGCTGCCCCTGTAGCCTGTGTCGTCATTGCTATATAGCCAGCAACGATCTTCGGAAACACTGTCACAGCATATACAGCTGACGTCGCTATAGCTTTAGCTTGCATGGCTATCCAAGAAGCAGTTACTTTTCCTGCTGTTATAGCAGACTGTGTTCCTAAAGACGCCAACTTGGGTAGAAACAATCCAGAAATAGTAGAACCTACAACAATAATAGTGTCTTTAACTTTATTCCAAGTTTCTATGGTAGCTTTTTTAATCCCACTCCATGTTCCTCTAATTGTCTCTGTAACTTGTTTACAAACGCCTGTTACTACCGTGGTCACTGTTTCCCACAGTTGACTCGCCTTGGTCTTGATAGTATCCCAGTTAGAAACTAATGCCGTTCCAATCGCAATTAATCCCGCTATAGCACCTGCCACAATTGCTACAGGCGCAGTTATTGCTCCTATTGCTCCTGCTATCATCCCCAGTCCTATTAGAACGGGCCCAACGGCTATAGCTATTCCTCCTATTGCTATTGCTGCCTTCTTTGCAGTTGGGGATAGATTTTCAAACCACCCAGCCGCCGATTTAACCGCAGGGACAACGTTATTTACAAATATATCAGCTACAGGGAGTAGTGCTGGTCCTATAGCATCCTGCAAGGCCCTTGCCCCCTGCCGAAAGGCTACAAAAGGGTCTCCTTTTGTTAGTGCCTCCCGGGCCTTTTCGGTTGCCCCTTCTACCTGCCCCAGGGCATCCTCTGCCCCCTGCATTGCAAATATAACCTTTTCCCTAACGTCTTCCCACTGCGTACCAAACAGTTCTACGCCCAGTTGGTTCATTTTTTGCTGACTTTCCATGTTAGCCAGGGCAGAAGTAACCACCTGGAAGGCCTGTCTCCCTTTTTCTCCACCCGCGGCAATATCTTCTCCTAATTTTCCAGCGTTCAGCCCCATTGTTTGCAGAGCATTGGTTGTAGTCTCGCTACCATCCTGCATACGAATATGAAATTCTTTTATTGCATCTCCAACCTTATCCAGGTTCCATGCTCCGGCTTTAACGCCGGCAATAAGCATATTCATAGAATCTTTTGCTGTCATACCCATATCGGCAAACTGGGGAGCATATTCACGAATAGTATCAAGCAATTCTCCTGAATAGTCGCCACCTTCTTGGAAAGCCCGAGTTATTAAATCCATCGCCTGCGTGCCTGATATTTCAAAGTTCTTCATGGCTACTCCGGCGGTGGCAGTAACCTCTCTGAGGTCCTGGTCAAAAACCTCAGCTACGGTTATCGCGCTGTTAGTCACCTGCTGTAATTCTTTTCCTGCAAGTTCCCTCATGTTCTGACGAACACTAGTAACCGCCTGGTAGGCCGCATCTACATCATCAACCAGCCCTTCTTTCCAAACGTTCCGGGCTACCTTTCCTAATTTTTCAGCCTCTTCTGCGGTTCCTCCAAGGCTAGCCTGTAATTTATTTTGTGCCTGTCTTACATCAACGGCCCCTTTTACAAGGCCTACTCCAGCCGCTGCCAAAGGAACACTCACATATTTGGTCCAAGTCTTCCCGGCTTCCTTCATCGAACCGCTTACATTTTTTAGTTTTCCCTGTACTTCGCTCATGGCCTGGTTAAACCGGGCAGCATTAGCCCCTATAATCACCATCAGCTCTGCCGCATTAGCCATGTTTATCAACCCGCTTTCGTTTCTTCCGCTTCATGATCTCATGTTGTACCTGCCATACTACTTCAACCATTGCGGTCTTCGGGATGTCCTCTTCTTTCTTCGCATTGTCCAAGGCATCTTTAGCCCTGGCATAAGCCCGAAGTTCCATAATATCTAAAGCCAGGCCCCTTGGGTCGTCTAAAAACTCCCTCAAAGCCTGGCTTGGTAGGCAATTAAATTCTTCACATATTCGGCTGAGTATCCACTCAAAAGGTGGGGTAGAGCCCTCCACTTCATCAAGTGCAAGGTGGAGGGCTAAGAACCGTTTTTTCGCTCATCTTCCGATCTGGGTTTTGTAAACTCCATAATTTCATTCATGGCCCATTCCGCGGTCTGTTCGTCAAGATCGTCTATGTTTTCTGCGTTTACTTCAGCATCATAACTCCATGCTTTTATCCCTTTTTGGAGTATGGTCGCTCGATCATAATCGGTTCCAGCCTTCGCTTTCTTTTCCTGGTCGTCTCCCTGTGCAAACCCCTGCATCAAGCCAGGGTCAACGTCTTTAAACTGTTTTAATGTCTTTTCCAAGTTTATGTTTTCGGCCTTTTCCAACTGCCTCCAGGACAGTTTTTTGATCTCAAACCATTCGCCTGGTTCATGTGGTACATCTATTTTCTTTGTTATTTTGCTTACTAACGCCATAATAACCCTCCTTATACCTCTGTTACTGAACCGGTCGGGGTCAGGGTACAGCTGAACCGGGTTAGCTCTCCCTTAACTGGTTTCCGCAAATAATTTGTGATAATTACGTTAAAGGTACTTGTTTTACTCCCACCCCAGGTTATAATCACTTCTTTAGTTTCTCCTAAAGCATTTAATACTGCATCAGGGCCTGTCGTGGCCGTATCATCATAGAAACCGCTTACAGTGAAGGGATTTCCCTTTTTGATTCCCGTTGCCAATTGCTCTACCCAGGAATCACCGAAAGCAGTTCCCTCCTGAAGCAAAGCCTCAACGTTTAAATCCCCAATCTCATCAACATAATTTGAAATAGCAGTACCGCCAACGCTGATACTTAGATTATCACTGCCGTATTTAGCCATCTATTCTCCCTCCTCTTAATTTCTAACAAAGCCAGCCATAAAGGTAACGGACTGGCCACTACCTGCACCATTGAACTCATACGAACAGGCTATATATCGTTCAACTGTTCCGCTTACAGTTTTCCGTTCTGCTGCTGGGGCAGAGCTTACTACCGTAAAAGTAATTAGATCAGAATATGTTATATCATCAGAACTATCCTGTATCTTAATTGTCATGCTGTCATAGCCACCTAAAACCAGATCGCTCACCTGTAGGTACCCGGAGCCACCATCTGCGCTCTGTGCTGTACCGTCAACAGAACTACTCTGCGTATTCCCGCTGGCTCCGGTTTCGGTAGAATGGTTGTGTACGATTTTCCCTTCTTCGACTATTCCATTTGACTTATATTCAGCGTTTGCTTTATGCAGTTCCCCCCGGCTGGCTATCCGCTTATAATTCGCCTGCATAGCTCCGGCAAAGCCGGTAAACTGCTGCCCTATAGTGTTTCCTTCCACCCCTATACAGGTAACACGGGATACTCCCTCATTGCCTGATAGGGCATCATTCACAGAATTAGAATCATCATCATAGAAGCCGCTCTGGTTTATGGAGCCCTGCTTGATTCCTGTGGGGGTATGCTCCTGCCAGGAATCACCCAGAGCTGTAGTTTCTTCTTTCAACGCTTCCTTTATGATCTCCAGTTCCGTTGTAATTCCCAGGAGAGAATACCCGTCAACCAGGAAAAAGGCTACCTCATCACTGCCGTATTTAGCCATCTTCTATTACCTCCCCCGCCTCTTCTATTTTTCCTGCGGCCAGCAAGGCAGGAATGCTGCTCTCCGGTAGATCACAAACTAAATCCCCCGGTTCCACTCGCTTTTCTTTACGGTGTCCTCGGGGGATTTTTTCTCCTGCCTGTATTTGTCTTATTATGTCCTTATCACTCGGATAACTTAACCCGACTTTTACCCGGTACAATTGTTTTCCCATCCTGCACCTCCATTCCGCAGTCCGGGCAGTACCAGTTCTGCCATGGCTTCTGCCCCATGCCTCCTGTATCTATCCGTTTTTTATGCGGGCATTCTGTTTGCTGTTCTTCTTTGTCTAATGCCAGTATAGCCGTCTCAATCGAGCTTCTAGCTGAGATCAAAGCTTGCAACACCAATTCTCTTTCTCTTTCACTCATAACTAACCCTCCGAATGTGTTATTTCTACATCAATATCCCTGCGCCATTCGCTTAAATCGGGTTCGCTCATTTCCCTTTCATCTACAAACATCACAGAATATAGCGTTACAGAATCGCCGTTCAGGGCTAAAAGGGCATTTCTCGCCTGGGCCATAACCGACAGCATTTGAGCCTGTGTTTCGGCCCAAACAGACACCTGAAAAAGGGATGATATAGATGCTACCTGTCTGTTCATGGCCTGGTTAAAACGCGAGCTAACCAGAAAATATGTTACAGCCGGTAAATTAGCTTTTTGTGGCAGTTTGTCAGGATAGATTTTACTTCCTATCAGACTTTTTAACCCTGCATGGTTTTTTAGCCCCTTATAAAGATCTACGTCTATACTCATTTAAACACCGCCTCGATCTGCTCTCTTAAAGCGTCCCGGATTTCATTTATTACGGCCTGTTTGTTTTCATGCAATGCTGGCCTCAAATAAGGCTTTGCCCTCCTGTTTTTCGTTCCGTATTCTACCGGCCGGGCATATTCAACATCCGTACCTACCTTTGCTTTTGCCCTGGTATTAGTTGCCTCCAAAATTTCAGCGTGAATAGACCGCCTTAAGTTTCCTGTGCGGTAGGGAGCTTTTTCCTTAGCACTGTTTTGAACCAGCAAGGAACCACTTAAAACAGAGCTTTCCAGTACTTCTTTCTGGTTAGAAAGCTGCTGAAATTTTTTAGCTATTTCCTTATCACCAAAAACGCTGATATTGATGTCCATACTCATATTTTACTCCACCTTGCGGCATAATAACCGGGTCATTTTAAACCGGCTGTCACTATCTGCTAATAGAATATCATAACTTTTTCCTAAAACAACGGCCTGCATGGTTTCATCAATGCCCGAATAATAGCCCTGTAATAAAATAGTGTGCGTGCTGATCGTATAGGTGGCATCAGACCGTTTAATCTCTTTGCCTCCGCTTGAACCTATTGCACAGGGGATGTCGACATGGTCTTCTTTGTCGCTCCAAGAGGGGACCGGTTCTCCCCCTTCTCCTTCTGTGGGAGCGTTCTCCTGGATAGTGCAAGTCTGACTAAAAAAGTTATCTAATTCATTTAACATGTCTGGGTGTAACAGCCTCTTATCCATCACGCAACGCCTCTTTTATGATCTTTTCCCTGGTACTGAACTGATCTACAACCATTTCAGCCCAGTCAAAGTCAAATTCCTCGTCAACCTGCCGTCTTAAATCCTTCGCCCGTTCCCGAAGCTCTTTTGCTACGCTCGGGCCATCAGTGGAAAGGTCCAGTAACTTAATTCTTTTTTGTACCAGGGCCTCAGATGTAGCAATAGTGTCCAGGGCCTGGGCAGCTGCTAGTCTTACATCATTTTCGTCATTCACCTTGGTCATGGAAAGAAAGGCATTTATCTCGGCATCCGTGAATATTGCATTATCCGAATCTGTGTCGGTTATCAAAAGCCTTACCTTTCCAGCATCGGTTTCAACATCAAAAGTAAACGCCATATCATCACCTCACAAAAAAAAGAACCTTTTGGCTTAATGCCTTCTTCCGCTATCGCTTATCCGTTAGTTTAAGAATGGTACCAAATCAGCATAGGAAAATGTGCTGTAGATTATGCCATTTATATTGAAGTAATCTCGTACTTTGCATACAATTTGAAAATGGTCATTACCGGT